TCTTCAAGTGCAAGATAACCGACTCTCTCCCCTCTATCGAGGAGGTGTACTGCAAGCTCTCGACAAAACGATGATTTGCCGATACCACTTCCAGCAGTAATCGTGATAAGCTCGCCATATCTAATGCCGTGTAGTCGATCGTTAAGTCCTCGAAATGGGTACTCATGGTCTGCGGGGGGTGAAGGTGTGCAAATTTTTTCTAGTAATGACTTGGCATCAACTATACCATCTGGTCTGTAAGTCTTTGCATCCCAGATAGCTCTCCTGATAGCCTCAGAATCACCTGCTTGACAGGCATCGGAAGCATCTTTGTACTTCTCTAGTCTTGCTATCTTGACCTTCCCTGCGGGAAATAGTTGAGCACATTCTTCAGTAGCTTTGATTCCAGCCTCATCATTGTCAAAGAATAAGACTATTTCATCATACCCTTGAATCAAGTCAAGTACTTTTTGTAGATCTTTCTTGGCTCCAGCTGCCCCATTTGGTAATGAGACATGAGGCCATGTGGGTAATGCAGCATATCCAGATACTGCATCTAGTTCGCCTTCATATATTGTAAGGCGTGTACCTTTGTCTGGAAAAAGGTGTTGTCCGAATAACTGGTTATCGGTATTCCTACCGTCCCAGTAGAACTCTTTGTCCTTTGTCTTTACTTTAGCAGCACAGACTTGACCACTTTTGGTGAAGTAATGGAACCTAAGTACGTCTCCGTCCTTATGTATCCTATACTTTCGACAATGTTCTTCGGATATTTTACGTTTCTTTAGCGAAACGGGTGCACCTTTTATCATAGGTTTGGTGGTTGATTGATGATGGTGGTTTGGTTCTCCTCCAGATTCATAATGGTTACACACAAAACAATAAGTGTGTCCATCAGAGTAAACGCTGTTACCATCGGACGAGCCACACCTGTTACAAGGTGCGTGATAAAGGAACTCTGATTCATCTGAGCCAGCTTTTTGGGATTGCATAGTATGTACACCAAGGAAATCCATTCTTCTCAGCCCACATCGCATAGGATGTTTTGGAGCGTTTGGATATTGTGTTTAGCGGGTTTTGAAATATAATTCTGATATCGAGATTTGGATTAGCTTTCTTTACAGCTTTCATCTTACGTCTCTGATCTGGTGGGAAGTAACCCTTGGCTTCTAGGTAGACATCCCCAACTTTAAAATCAGGGATGTACTGTGCTTCTATAACATATTTAAGTTTGTCAGTTTCATAGGTATATTTAATACCCATCTTGTCAAACTCTTCAGCTATATTTTCTTCTAACCTACTTCTCATTAGAAGTCATCGTCCTCTTCGACACTACTAGGGGTAGCATCTACATTAGGAGCATCAATCTTGAAACCTGTGGTTGCACCAAATAACTTGGCTGCATCTTCAGCAGATAGATCTCCGTCATCGACAATACCAGCTCCGCTGTTAAGACTAATAACTTGAATAGCCTTTAGCTTTAGTGATGTACCGATGTCGCCTGTGGGGAGGACGTATGGTTTTTGGAAGAAAGCTATCTTTACTTTACTTCCATTATATATTGGTGTCTCTTTGTCTGTTATCTGTGTACCTTCAGTATCAACAACAACTGGGATAAACTTGTCTCCATCTCTCCAGCTGAACTTAACTTGGTACATTCCAGGCTGTGTCTCAACTTCTTCCCAAGGCTCTGGTTTAATAGAGACTCTCTTGGGATTCTTAGCTTTAGACTTAGCCCATTCTAATGCCCCTTCTCTTTCTTCTTCTAGCTCTTTAACGATGTCTTCTTTCATGAGGACTGAGAGTTTATACCCCCACTCCCCAGGCTTAAGAATAGCTTGGAAGCCTTCCAATAGAACGGGTTGTTTGGTGACGTGTGTTTGCATTTAACAGAAAAAATAAGTGGAATTGGATACTACCTCTGGGTCAAGTGTTCCAACAATGGGTGGTGGATCAGAGGCGTTGAGGGTGTTGGAGAATCTAGTGAGCCAGCAGTCTTCGGTAAAGATATTGGCATAGGTTTCTCGCACAAGTTGATTGAGTGTTGCCATGTCCCCTGCTCTGCATAATACAGAATCATGAATAACTGTGAATGGTTCATCGAATTGAGTAAATGATCTGTGAAGAATCGCTGCATCAATAGAATGAATAAAGTTAGGAGCTGTACTAGAGCGATGGCGTTTAGGGCAGGGTGTTTGCTTACCATTAGGTATGCGTACGCTAGTACGACCTAATAGCTGTAACTCCATTCGCTCTGTCTCTATGACATCACGTTTCTGATTTACTATAAAACCAGAGGGAGTCTCCCACTCTACACATTTACCACCGTTCCTTATATATTCTCCTACACTTTTCTTAATCCAACGCATAACTTGCATAGGCCCAGGGACTATACAGTCCATAGAATCATAGACAGCATTTACTATCTTAGTTAACTCATCTTGGTCAACCTCTATGCTAGCCTCCTTTAGAGCTTCACGGATATACTTACGACTACTATCCTTAGTAGCATTGTAGGGAATCGTCATCACAGTTCTTTTACAAACGGAACGGGTCATCCAAGGGTGCATGTAACTCGGTAGGAACTCTTTGGCTTTCTCTGCTACAGCCTTATAAGCATCGCTCGGTTCTTTAGACGGAACGACATTAACTAACTCAGCTGTACTCTGATCTTTAGCGAGACCAGCGAGGATCTGAAGACCACTACATGTAGCGTCTACAGCTACCATAAGCCCAGTAGTATCCTTGTCTTTCGCAAGACAGCAATGATGGTACTCATGACAGGCAGCCATAAACTGCCAAGGTTCTTCAACATTCTCCCAATCTGAGAGATATTCTATCGGATCTATTGCAATCCTTGTGATTAAGTCTCTGTTATGATCCACCCATTGTAACCTCTCGATCATCGTGGCTTTATCAAGCCCGAAGGTAGTGGCTACTTGGAAAGCTAACCATGTGTCAGCTGTGTCTGTAACTGGAGACTCATCAGCAAACCTTAATAATGATTTACCAAAATCTGTGTCTTGCGGAGTAAGAAAAGCTTGAATTGGGTAGGCTCTACCACGATAGTCAAACGACCAACATAAGTAGAATTCGTCATTCTTAAACTTTTCTGCTGCCTCTAATTGTGTTCGTGTTCTTACTGATCTCTTAAAGTTAATACGATCAGCGGTGTGTGCTTCTGCCATAGCTCTTCGCCATAGTAGATTCTTTGTCGCATCTTCCTCTGCATCAGGAGGACGAGGAGGTTTAAACGCAGGTGAAATTGGAATGAATTTCCCTACTACCCTTTCCTTCTCTTTCAGATACTCGGCAGTTCTTAGAACATGAGAGTTCACACGATACTTTACCTTCTGTAGCTTGTTTATGAAAGCTAAAGGCGTTTCTCCGTGTTTAATGGTGGGGTTGCCACGTCTAGTTAATTCGTGACCCTTCATCATACTATTTGTAAGATATCCCCCATAGATTATGTTACCTTCTTCATCGTATCCCCAGTCATCTGGTTCAACTAACATAGGCCAAGGTATTCCACTGAATAATTCAGCAGTCTTAATGAGTTCGTTCCGTTTGTTGTTAAAGTCATCTGTGGCAACAACACGGTATTCGTACTTCTTACGCCTTGACTTACGCTTATCTACTGTAAACCAACCAGTGGATTCCATTACTGCTGTGAGTCCCCATCTACCTAGTGATACCTTAGTCTTTGTTGACCATGAGTTCCACCTGATATTGCGTTCTCCAAACTTTTCACTGGCGATCTTTAACTTTTGTTGTGTACCTGTAACTTCATGGAAATATACACGTTCGATATATCGCATGATAGTTGGGTGTTCACGTTTATACCAACGGAACTTACACTCTGACTCCAATGCTCCACCAATGGCAGTCATCATAGGTACGATAAGATCAGCATTACGATCGAAGGTAAAGACCTTGTCGAATACTATCTTGAGTAGGATAGTTGCAATCGCTAAGGGTTCAAGCTCATTGATATGCTCTGCAATAGGTTTGAAGAACTTACCTGCTTGACCATTTTTTAGTTTGCCGAAGGTGATCTCGATATGCTCCATTAAATAGGGCAACGCCTCTCTTATTGATGCGACCCCGTACACGGAAGCCGAGGCGTATGATTTCTCCTCTAACTTCGTTAACGAGTCTTGGAGTCTTTTCCTCCCGCAACTTATAGCTTCTTGTTCCAGGAGGAACTGTCGGTGTAGGTTTGAAGGAGTCCCCATAGGCGAGGAAGAGGGCATATTCATAGTCATCGAGGTGGTCGATTTGATGTTGTGTTAGATTAGTCATACTCTTTACACTGTTGTTCATAAGGAAATACTTTACAGTACTCCTCCATACTATTGAAACATTGCCAGTTTGGCAAGTAGAAACCTAGCTCTGCCAAGTGGTTACGTTTCAAGATTAGTTGACCTTGAACTGCTAAGTTAGTTAAGAACTTGTCAACGAGGGGAGGGCCATCAGATTCTATCTCTAGCATAACCTCTCCAGTTTCATCATCAACATAGTATCCTAAACGATATAGTAATTCGGATAGGTCGTGTGGGTTAAGTGTCATCTCTAAATGCAGTTGTTTTAAGTGAGTCGTGAGTCATGAGGTGAAAGTTAGCTCCATTCGCTATGAGCTGTAACATAAAGGCATTAGCAGCTTTCTGTAAACGATAGGAACGCTCCTTAACTGTTCCGTCTGGTAGTTCAGCTCGTACAATACAGAGGTGACTAGGTGGTAGTTTCCAGTTGTCAGCTGCATACATACCATCTTCCATGCTAACCATAGTTAGCTCATCTGTAGCTTTCCATCTGTTAAGCTCACGTATGCGATTGGGATAAACTTTTTTCATAGTCTGTCAGGTGTGATTCTGTCTAAAGGACGTGCTGGTTTGTCTTTGCCATCTAGTACCATAACTGTGACAAAGGTGAGGGCTATGGTAGTTATTAATACTCCCGCTACTGGGTAGACCCATTCGGGATAAGCTGGTTTCAAATAAGTTCCTCCTCAAAACGTTTAAATGCAATCTCTCTTTGCTTGTCTTCATCATAGAAGGGGAACGCTTCGATTACTTCCTCAAGTATATCCTCAAGGCGTTCTTGTACATGTGGTGTACTCATAGGTCAATCCACCTTTCATTAGGCTTTAATACTCCTATACCTTGCATGATTTCATCATAGGTTTGTTGACCAGATCTAGTCATGCTTTGATAGTCCCAACCTAAGTCGGTTAGTTTGTCGAGTAGTTCTTTTTTAGTCATTAGCCAAGATCCTCCTCTTTTTGTTGGTCTCTAAGAGTGTGAGTCTCTACACTATACTTGTCACCATCTCTTACTGGAGATTCCAGGAGACGCTTAAGTCGTATGATAACAGCGTCAGCAGAGTTGAATACTCCACATATTGTACTCTCTAATGAGTAATCAGATGTACGTGAGATAGTGTACACGATAGGTTCATCAAAGGTGTCAAAGGTCTCGATGTACTCTTTGTCCTTCGGAAATTTAATGATGTCAGCCATGTGATTGAAGCCAGTGAAGTGAACGTTGCATTGTGTTTGGGTCGTCACCAAACTTGCCAAAGGCTACATTACAGGAATCGCATATGTAACCTCTGAACCTGTTGGTTTCGTGGTCATGATCTAGTACCCATTTTGTAGTATGTCTACCACATGAAGGGCAGTCTCCCGCTGATGAT